ACACACGGCAAAATCTATGAAGCGTCTGCCTCTCAGATGTTCGGCGTCCCGCTGGAACGGATCAAAAAGGGCAACCCCGAATATTCCCTCCGGCAGCGCGGCAAGGTCGCAGAATTGGCCCTCGGCTATCAGGGCGGCGTTCCCGCCATGCGGCAGATGGACACCGGCAAGCTGCTTGCCGACCTGCCGGACGAAGAAATCAAAGACATCGTGGATAAGTGGCGCAACACAAACCCCAAAATCCGCAACCTATGGTACAGCTTCAATGATGCAGCAATCCGTGTCATTCAGAATGGCGGCTCTCTCCGCGTTCGCTGCTGCACCTTCGCGCGGGAGTGTGACTGCATCCGTGGTACGACCTGCATGACCATCTCACTTCCGTCCGGTCGCAAGCTCTATTATGTAGAGCCTGCTGTCGGTGAAAACCGCTGGGGCGGTCCGTCCATCACTTATATGGGCGTGAACGACAAGAACAAGTGGGACCGCATCGAAACCTACGGCGGAAAGCTGGTGGAGAACGTCGTACAGGCTATTGCCCGCGACTGTCTGGCGCAGGCCATTGAACATCTTGAAGCTGCCGGGCTGCCTGTGGTTTTCCACATCCATGACGAGGTGGTCATCGACACCGCAGCATTTGACACCAACGACGCCATGCTTGACAAGGTGGTCAAGATCATGTCAACCCCGATTCCGTGGGCGGAGGGCCTGCCCCTTGGCGCTGACGGCTGGGTCGGAGCATTTTTCAAAAAAGATTAAGGAGGCAACCTTTTATGTTTATCAAGACTTCTACTACCAACGAAACCACATGGGCCGCGCTGAAGGCGGCGGTCGATAACGGCACCATTGCGCAGGGCGACCTGATCGTTTTCAACCTCAAGAACGGCGAGGAAGTGGCCGTGAGAGCTACACAGGATAAGAACGGCAAGTGGTTCTTCGTCCTCGAAGACTGCCTCGCTGACGAGCACTGCATGAACAAGCGCCCCACCAACAAGGGCGCGTGGGCGGCCTGCGATATGCGGCAGTATCTCACCAACTCCGTGTTTGCCCTTCTGCCAGACGAGCTTCAGGCGCTCATTGCGCCGACGAAAATCGTTCAGATCGTGGATGGGGAGCGCGTGGAAACCGAAGACAAGCTGTTCTTGCTCTCCAAGACGCAGGTATTCGGCAAGGGCCGCTGGTCGGAGCGTGAGCCGGAGGACGCACAGCTCCTGTGCTTCCTCCGTGAGAAAGACCGTGTGAAGGAGTGCAGCGACAATGGGACGTGGTTCTGGTGGCTGCGGTCGCCTGAGGCGTCCGGCTCGTCGTCTTTCGCCAATGTGATCTACGCCGGTTACAGCATCAACACCAACGCGTCCAACTCCTACGGGGTGGCGTTCGGCTTCTGTTTAATCTGATTTCCCTTTGAAATCCGGCCCCCGGTCGTGGGGCCACCCAAAATACAATAACACAAAATCTACGGAGGCAACTCATTATGAAATGCGAAAAGCTGATTAAAACCGCCGCTGTGGTGGCTCTGATCCTTTTTATCGCCGGTGCAGTAATCGGCACTCTGGCCGTTCCTGTGGTCCTGTCCATGTTCTATTCGTGGTACTGGCTATTTCTTTATGCCGGTTATCTGCTTGTCATCCTCTATGTGGCACTTTACTGCATCCGCTACAGCTATGAGGAACACATCAATAACGGAGGGAAATCCTATGCAAAACGCTAACATTGGTCTGGTTGACATTACGTTGACCTGCCATTTCGAGGTCAAGGACGCTGAAGTATTCGGCGGCGCTGGGAGCGTCGGCTACACAAGTATTGCGCTGCGACACGCGAAAGCTGCCGACCAGCTTGTGGGCATCATCAACAATTCGGTTCAGTGCGAAGGCTTCCTTTACGCTCAGCGCAAGAGCACTGCTGACCTGCTCGGCGTTCCCGTCGAGTGCGTCAGAGCCATTACATACGACCAGTACGAGGCCGCGACCGGAGACGACGAAACGGAGGACGACGATGAAGATTATTAAGCCCGGCTTTGAGTTCATCACGCCTATCAACGGCAGCGTGATCCTGAAGCGCCTTGAGGATTGCGGGCGCGTCTGCTACAAATCCGAGGGCAAGATCACGGACGACAGCGCCCCGAAGTTCGTTGCCGGTATCATCAAGCGCGGTCACGAGGCCGTCTTAGAGCATTGCAGCTTTACCGTGAAATTCATTTGCGACCGTGGCGTCAGCCATGAGATCGTCAGGCACCGGATGGCCTCTTATTGTCAGGAGAGCACCCGCTACTGCAACTATAGCAAGGATCAGTTCGGCAGCGAGATCACGGTCATTGAGCCGTGCTACCTGAACAAGGACACCTTCGCTTATGACGAGTGGAAAGAGGCTTGCCGCCGCGCTGAAACAGCCTATTTCAACCTTCTGAATTGGGGCCTGTCCCCGCAGGAGGCCCGCGCAGTGCTCCCGAACAGTCTCAAAACGGAGGTCGTTATGACAGCCAATATCCGCGAGTGGCGTCACTTCCTACGGCTCCGTACCGCCCCGGGCGCGCATCCGCAGGTTCGGGAGATAGCTACACCACTGCTGCGTGAGTTGCAGCAGATCATTCCCGTCTGCTTTGACGACATTCTTCCGAAGGAGAACTAAATGAATATACGAATTTACATGAAGAACGGGACTGTTCTACCGGACTTTGAATGCGAAGAATTCACAGTTCAAAAGAACAATTTGACCGGCGAAATTACAGGCTACAGCTTTAAGGGCGGCAAGGTCCCGCGCCCTCTGTTCCTCGATTTATCCGAAGTGCTTGCAATTTGGAGGGTGAACAATGAAACGAGCTGAAATTCTGGAACAGGCGCGTAAATGTGTCTGCGGAGAGCGCGAACGTGAATACGGCAGGCCTGAAAACAACTTCGCCCTTATCGGCAAGCTGTGGGAGGCGTACACCGGAATGCGCTACAGCGCGAAGGACGTTGCTATGATGCTGGCGCTTCTGAAGGTGGCCCGCATCAAGACCGGCGTCAAGGGTGACAGCTTCGTTGACTTGGCCGGTTACGCCGCCTGTGCCGGTGAAATCGCCACAGAGACGCCGAAGGTCCCGCCTGTCAACACCTGTATTTCTTGCGGCGCTGAAATCCCTGAGGGGCGGCAGGTCTGCCCCAACTGTTTGGGAGGTGATCCGCATGGCGAGAGATGAATGCTGGGACGCGCTCAAGGAACACGCCCGGCAGAATCACAGGGAGCGGGTAGCGAAGAATCCCGACCGCATCGAGTATGCGATCCGGCAGCTTGAAGCTCACAACATTGAATACGTCCTGAAGAACGACGCCACAGGTCATTTCCACTGCCGCCGTAAATCCGACGACGCACTGGTCCAGTTCTGGGCGGGCACCGGAAAAATCCTCGGCTACACACAGAGGGGCATTCACAACCTGATCCGCATTTGCGAGGAGGAATGAAATACATGGATAAGAAAAATAGTGGTGGTGGCGGAATCGGCTTCGTCGGCCTGCTGACCATCGTGTTTATCACGCTCAAGCTGACACACGTTATTGCTTGGTCGTGGTGGGTGCTGTCTCCACTCTGGATCAGCGTCGCAGTGGTCGCATTGATCGGCATTATCGCCGTCTTTGTGGCTCTCCTGCGGAAATGACCCGCGTTACCAACCACGCAGCGCGAAGAACAAAGGAACGTCTCGGTCTGCCGAAGAAGCTCTCCCACAAGAACGCTGAAAATGCGCTGCGATACGGCATCCGGCACAGCGACACCAGCGGCAGCCTGAACCGGTACATATCGGCGCTGTACTGGAAACACGAGACGGCAAACAATGTCCGTATCTACTGCAACAACGTCTATATCTTCCACGGCGAAACCCTTATAACGATTTTTCCGCTGCCGCAGAAATACCGCAAAACTGCGGCGCGGATCAGTCGGAAAACCACAGAACGAGGTGAATTCGATGAAAATTCCTGAAAAGATCAAGATCGGCGGCAAGACCTACACCGTCGAGATCACCAGCAAAATGGATCTCGGTATCAACAACGTATCGGCGGAAATCCTCTACAATGACCTGATTATCCGCGTCAGCCCGCAGGCCGCAGCCAAAATGGAAGCGGATTTCATCCACGAAATGGTCCATGCGATCTATTTCGGCCTCGGCTACCGCGACCACGACGAAAAGCGTGTGGACGAGCTGGCGAACGCGCTCCATTCGGTCATTGTGGATAACCCGGATGTGTTTGCGCCCGCTGAGGTCGGACGCCACGAAAGGAGCAGCACATGAAAAGACTGATCGGCGCGTTATTGTGCCTGATTCTCACCGTTCTTCCTCTGAGCGCCTGCACGCAGAAAACGGAGGTTTCCCGCGAGGCCATAGACCGCAGATACACCGCCGCCTACGATTCGGTGGAAACCGAATACAAGCACACTTATGACGTCTGGAAGGGTGAGTTTGTCCTTGTCCCTTATGTCCAGACCGTACACCATGACGCCGAATATGAAATCCTATATCGGATTACATACGACGACGGCTCCACCACGACCTGCTGGGAATATGTCGGTGAGGTCGAATACGAAAGACTGACGCCATGAGAGTTAAGCAGTACAAGGGCACAGTCTACGGTGCTGATCTGACCGCCAAAGAGCGGCGCGCCATGAACATTGAAATCAACCGGCAAATCGTGGAGGCCGACCGCAAATATCTGAACAACGTTGACGCCATGATCCTTTATTTCCTGCACAAACACCTCGGCTTCGGGAAAAGGCGGCTCCGGCGCGCGTGGGAACAGTTTACGGTCATCCACGATGATCTGGTCAACTACTATGAAATGCCCGACGATGGCGCGTGGCTTGCGGACCGCAAGCTGCAAGAAATCGGCGTTGACGTCGCGGCTTGGAACGACGAAAAGAAGGAGGCGGCTACACAGTGAGCTATGATGTGAGCTTCAAGGCCAAACTTGAAGGCGCGGATCAGTGGGTGTACGTCGGCGACGACTGGATCAACCACACGTCCAACACCGCCGCCATGATTAAAGAGGTGTGCGGCTCTTACCCCTCTGAGTGGAACGGCAAACGCTGTGCCGATATGTACCCCGTGCTCATGCAGGGCGCGTCCCTGCTGGTTCGGTATCCGCAGCGCTACCGGCAGTTCGAGCCGGACAACCACTGGGGCACCGTGGGAACCACAGCGGAATTCCTTATGAAGATTGCGGACAACTGCGATAAGTTCCCGACCGCCGTAATCGAAGTCGATTGTTAGGAGGTCAGTATGGCAAACTACCCCAAGAGGAACAGCGAGGGCTACTACGACCCCACAGCGTATGAGGGCGTGAAATCTATTGCCCGTGAAGAAAACGCGCTGGATGGCCGCGTGAGCGACCTCGTGAGGGTCCTTAAATTCATCATCCGTAACTGCGGCTTTGAGCTTGTCAGCCGCATTGAAATCAAAGATGTCAAGACCGGGAGGGTGTTCAAATGAGTGATATGACGAAGGCCGAGCTTGAAGCCGAACTCAGGCAGGCACGGGATAAAATCTGCTACTGCGAGTGCAAGAACAAGGAGCTTCAGGAGCGCCTGAGCGCGATTGTGGCACCCGTCCAGTGCGACACCTACGCCGAGGCTGTCATGGCCTACGGCAAGCAATCGCAGCTTGTGATGGCTATGGAAGAAATGTCCGAGCTGACCAAGGAGCTGTCGAAGAATCTTCGCGGTGCGGATAACGCTAAGGCACTGGCCGAGGAGATCGCCGACGTGGAAATCATGCTGGAACAGCTCAAGGTCATTTTCCGCAACCGCGCTCTGGTGGACCGCATCCGTGCGGGAAAGCTGGTCCGCCTGTCTGACCGGATCACGGGAGAAGCGCGGGAATGAGCGGTGCGGAGCTACACAAGGAGGCGACACCTTCCCCGGTGACGGGGGGGTGATCCTGAGGACAGGAGTACCTGATTATGAACTATGACAGACAAATCACCATATCCGTAGGCAACAACCGCCGTGATATGGTCTGGAAACAGACGGTGCTGACCGTCGAAGAATTGGCTAAACGACTAAAATAGACCGAGACGATGAGATTTCAAGCTGCCTATTCGACCCCTCCGGTGGTCAAGAACCTGATTATCCTCAATGCCCTGTTCTTTCTGGCCGAGATGGTGCTGCCTGCCGGGGCGGGCGACTGGATG